GTCATAAAAAGGTCTGCCAGCACTGTTCAAAAGAGTTTATGGGCCCGGGGTGTTCTAAGTATTGCAGCAAGGAATGCAGAAAAGTAGCTGAACGCCCTATCCGAAATGTCCGTGCTAGGGAGCGGAGCAAAACTGACGAGGGGAAGTCAGCAGCATTGCGTAAAAGCTGGCACAGAAGGGCATTGATGTACGATGCGTACCTACCAGATAGCTGTGAAGATGAGATGGCCCAGTTCGATGAGCTGCAACGCAAGGCTACCAAACTCTCAGGGGTACAGCATCACGTTGACCACATTATACCTTTGTTCCTTGGCGGAGCACACCATCAAGACAACTTGAGAGTGATTACAATTCACGAGAACAGTAGCAAAAGAGCTTCCTACGATCCATCCCTCGGAGGCAAATGGGCGGACAACGATTTAGCTAAAGAGACCAAGAAACTACTAAAACAACACCAACTAACAACTAGGAGACACAACACTAATGATAATAACAGCTAAATTCCTTGCCGCTCTCATTGCAGTAGAGTCGAGCGGGAATGACAACGCAGTGGGAGATGGTGGGGCTAGTCATGGCCCTCTCCAGATCGGAGCAGCAGTGGTGGAAGATGTGAACCGCTTCCGCAAAGCTCGCAAGCAGGGACAGTTTAAGTTCCCTGACGATTGCTACGACAGAGAAAAGGCAAAGACCATCTGCCGAACCTACATGAAAATCTACTGCACCGAGAGGCGACTCGGACGCAAGCCAACCTTCGAGGACGCTGCTCGGATGTGGAATGGCGGGCCTACAGGCCACCGGAAGAAAGCTACAGAAAAGTATTGGGCCAAAGTCGAGCGAGAGCTGGACAGAATAGACTAAATCCATCGACTTTTATACTGTGGCATGGTATGTGGTAAACGTGGGGTTCTGTGGCGAGCGAGCGTGGCGGAATAGGTAGACGCAACGGGCTTAAAACCCGTTATCCGACAAGGGTGTAAGGGTTCGAGTCCCTTCGCTCGCACCAGACATAAGTGGACTTAAAATCCCCCCACAAATCCATCCATAAGTGAATACAGTCCAACTAATCACAAGATGAAAAAAGCACTTTATTCTATCCACTAATGGATTTATTAGTAGGATATGTCGGCCTATGTGGTCGCCACAGTGGCAAAGTAGATAGGGGAGAACCAATGATACAACAACAGCAGCAACTCGATACCGAGATGATGGATAGGGCTGTCATCCGAGACCAGAAGAGGCGAGAGTCGGGGATAAGTCGGGGCAGAGAGACCCGCAGCGGTGGTGCAAAGAAGTTACTCGTTAACTGCACCGATGAGGTAGCCAAGGGAATCCACGAGTGGGTCACAGACGCCTCCAGTAAGCCCGGAGTCAGGCATACCTCAGTCCAATACTTAGCCCAACTCGACCCTCATGTTACCGCAGTTCTCGCCTCCCGAGTCATCCTAGATTCCATCAGCCGAGAGCGTACCCTCACCGCAGTTGCCAGCACAATCGGTAAGCTGCTGGAAGATGAGGCTCGGTTTACGCACATCAAAGGGGAGCATCCAAAGTTTTTCAACCATATCGCTGCCTACATGAAGAGGACTAAGCATGGTGAGGACTTCCGCCGATCAAAGCAGAAGGCATCTATGCGGCGCCACAAGCTCGACAGCTACACCTCTTGGTCAACTACAGCCCGTGTTCATGTGGGCCTCGCCTGTCTGGAAATCTTCAAGGCTCGGACAGGTTTGATTGAGTTCAGCAAACGATACCTGAGAGCTAAGAGGGCTATCACCTATGTCCTGCCCACAGATGACTGCATGGAATGGCTAGAGCAGTACGCTCAGAACACTGAGGCTTTGACTCCGTCCTTCCTGCCGATGGTCGAGCCTCCTATCCAGTGGGTAGACGGAGACCCCACCTCAGGGGGTTATGGAGCTGAGTTCAAGCGGCCTATCTACATCGTCAAAAGTTACGACCCAAAATACCTGAAGTCACTCGAAGGCTTCTCCATGCCTGAGGTCTATGAGTCCATCAATCGACTCCAGAGTGTGCCGTGGCGGGTCAACGAGCGTATCTACAAAGTTATGCAGGAGTTCTGGGATAGAGACCTCGATGTTCAGGGCGGCTGGACTATGACTCGGGTGAGGCATAAACCTGACATCCCTGAGGACTTCCACACCAACTACGCTGCCTACAAGGCTTGGTGCAGCACGGCCACACAAATCTACAAGTCCAACGTGGACACTAAGATGCACCGTGTGGGCCTTATTAAAATCCTCACAGCAGCCAAGAAGTTTCTAGGCCAAGACATCTACTTCCCCGCTCAGTGTGACTTTAGGGGTAGGACTTACTACATCCCAACCTTCCTGAACCCACAAGGCAGTGGATACTCTCGGGCCTTGCTAGACTTTGCCGAAGCCAAGCCTCTGGGAGAGAGCGGAGCAAACTGGCTACGGGTTCACATCGCTAACTGCTTTGGCGAGGACAAGGTTTCCTTTGAGGCGCGACAGGCATGGGTGGAGATGCACCGAGAGGAGATCATGGCTTGTGCGGGAGACCCCTTTAATCACCGCTGGTGGCTAGAGGCCGATGAGCCGTGGATGTTCCTCAGGGCTTGTATCGAATATCAATCCTACAGTCATAACCCCAAGGAGTTCAAAAGCACCCTACCCATCCTACTAGATGCCAGCTCCAATGGCCTACAGATTCTCTCGCTGCTGAAACGGGATGCCAAGGGAGCCGAGGCTACGAACTGCTGCGAAAGCGGGGAGCCTAAGGACATCTACAGCAGGGTAGCCGATGAGCTGGTGTGTATCCTTAAGAACAGGCCAGAGCCTCAGGCTAAACAGTGGCTAGACTTTGGAATTGCCCGCTCTCTGGTTAAGCAGCCTGTGATGACCCTCCCCTACGGAGCCAAGCTCTATGGCTTCAGTAAGCAGATCGAGGGAGCGGCTATGGCTCAGGCAATGAAAAATGACCAGCTCTGGGGCGAGCTAGAGCTGGGTAAAACGGTCATGTGGATGGCTAAGAGAGTGGCTCAGGCCATAGCCCGGATAGTCCCTGACGCTGCCAGCACAATGATTTGGCTTCAGGACATAGCCAAGGAAGTGGCCAGTAATAACAAAGCCCTCAAATGGGTCAGCCCTTGCGGCTTCCCTGTTAGTCAGGGCTACTACGAGATGCGAGCCAAGACCGTTAAAACAACTATCGCTGGCTCATTCCGTTATGTCGTACTTAACGAGAGCATTCCTGAGGAAGTCAACGTCAGACGGCAAGTTCAGGCGATTGCTCCCAACTTTGTCCATTCACTAGACTCAGCGGTGATGCACAGGGTGGTCAATAAATGTCCATTCCCCCTTGTTACGATTCACGATTGCTATGGAACCCACGCTGGGAACATTGATGAACTTTTGAGGCAGACTAAGGAAGCCTTTGTAGAAGTGTTTACCCCCTGCCAGCTAACCCAATTTCAAGAGCAACTTGGTGGCCTGTTGCCATCCGGTAAGTTATTGAAAACTAATACAGAATCAGTGGATTTTGGTGATTTTGAAATTGCCAAGATTCGTAATGCGAGTTACCTTTTTGGCTAATTCGCAAGGAGTAGAACCGAGGGCACAGAGGGACTGTCTCTTTCTTTGTCCTCACATGAGGAAACAGATGAAACGTATACCAAGAATAAAAATGCCTGTTTCGCCTATTGGCACGGCGAGCTTTCCGAAACTGACCAAACCTGACTTCAAATACAAAGCTATTGAAGGGGAGTTTAGCGTCAGACTTATCCTGACCCCTGAAGAAGTCGCGGACTACAAACAGACCTACGACGAAAAACTGAAGGAACTATATAAGTGGCAATGTGAACAGGAGGGGAAACAAAAACTCAAGATGAGTGCCTATCCCCGTTTTGTTCCTGACACCGATAAGGACGGAAATGAAACTGGAAACACTGCTGTCATCTTCAAGATGAAGCACAAAATTGTCGGCAAGGACGGCGAGGTTAAGTTTGAGAAGCGGCCTGTCATCTTTGACAAACACGGCAAGCCTAAGGTCGATCCAGATTATGAGGTCGGCTATGGAGCTAGGATTCAGGTAGTAGGCGTAATGGTTCCCTACTACACCGGAGCCATTGGCTTTGGAGTCACCTTCGAGCCTGAAGCAGTAATGGTACACGAGGAAGGTAGCAGCGGATTCAATGTATCTGATGCGTCATCCTATGGCTTTACTGTGGATGAAGAGGAAAAGGTGAATGGAGGCGAGAGCTTACCAGACACAGCCTTTGGAACTCCAATGGAGGAAGAGGAACCAGCTCACGCTAGTGACTTCTAAAAACCCAACCTACCGCTCTAAATTCGAGCGGCAAATCGCATCCCAGTTGTCAAAGGCTGGGGTGCGGTTTGAATACGAAACTATCAAGCTAGGATACGTTCGCCAATGCAACTACACGCCAGACTTTATTCTTCCAAACGGAGTCATCATAGAGGCCAAGGGCTTCTTCAAGGCATCGGACAGGACAAAGATGTTGGCAGTGCGAGAAGCAAACCCATCACTAGACATCCGGTTTATCTTTCAGAACGCCAAGGTCAAGCTGAGTCGGAACAGCAGGACAAGCTACAGCCAATGGGCGGAGAGGCACGGATTTAAATGGGCGCAGGGGAACGTACCGGGGGAGTGGATTGCATGAGCGAAGAATCATCAGAGTTTATCGGCCACGAGCCGTGTCCTCATTGTGGGAGTAGCGATGCGATGGCACGTTACAGCGATGGACACGGTTTTTGTTTTAGTTGCCAACAGTACGAACACACGGACGGAGCGGCTGCTCCAAAAACAACACACAACGTAGTTAAAATGCAGACATTTATATCGGGGGAGATTGAGGATTTACCCAAGCGAAAGCTAAACAAGGATACCTGCTCTAAGTGGGATTACAAATTAGGGAGCTACAACGGGAAGCCTGTACAGATAGCGACCTATAAGGACAACGAAGGAGCTATCATTGCTCAAAAGCTCCGGTTTTCTAACAAGGACTTTATGATCCTTGGAGATGCCTCGAACATGGGCCTGTTTGGTCAGCACCTATGGGCTGATGGAGGTAAGATGCTGGTGGTCACGGAAGGCGAGATTGATGCTATGTCGGTCAGCCAGACTCAGCAGCTCAAGTGGCCTGTGGTTAGCGTCCCGAACGGCGCACCAGCAGCGGCAAAGGCCATCGCAAAGAACATTAGCTACATTGAGAAGTTCGAGACGGTGGTTTTCATGTTCGACCAAGACGAACCCGGACGGGCAGCAGCCAAACAATGTGCTGCCCTCCTTAGTCCCGGCAAGGCCAAGATAGCTTCCCTTCCTCTGAAGGATGCCAATGAGATGCTGGTAGCTAACCGCAGCTCTGAGCTTGTAAAGGCAATGTGGGATGCCAAGGAGTACCGACCTGACGGAATCGTAGGTGGCTCTGACTTGTGGGAATACATTACTGAGGTGGATGTAGCTGAGGCTGTTCCCTATCCCTTCGAGGGAGTCACCGAGATGACCCACGGCTTACGCCAAGGTGAGCTTGTGACCATTACCGCAGGGTCAGGCATAGGCAAGAGCCAGTTCTGCCGAGAGCTGTGCCACTGGCTAATGACCCAAGGCCAGACCGTTGGCTACATCGCACTAGAAGAGAGTGTGCGCCGCACAGCCTTGGGGATTGTCGGCATTGAGTTATCTAAACCTATCCACCTTGGCAAAGAAGAGGTGGAAGAGGATGAACTAAAAGGAGCTTTTGAGCGTTCAGTCGGCACTGGACGGTTCTACACCTACGACCACTTTGGATCGGTGGACTCGGATAATCTACTTAATCGCATTCGTTATATGGTCAGGGGATGCGGTTGCCAGTGGATATTCCTAGACCACCTTTCCATCGTGGTCAGTGGGTTGGAAGGAGGAGACGAGCGCAGACTCATTGATGTCACCATGACCAAACTTCGCTCACTGGTAGAGGAGTTAAAGATTGGCATGGTGCTAGTGAGTCACCTCAAGACTTCCGATGGGAAACCTTTTGAGGAGGGTGGACAGATTTCCTTAGCTTCCCTTCGAGGGAGCCGGGGGATTGGCCAGTTGTCTGACATAGTGTTGGGCCTAGAGAGGAACCAGCAGGACGAAGCTGACCGAAACATGACACAGGTGCGGATCGTAAAGAACCGCTGGACAGGTGAAACGGGCTTGTGTGCAAGGCTGGAGTATAGCCACGACACGGGCAGAACACGGGAGGTAGGGTTTCCTGAACCAATACTTCCTGAGGAGTTCAACAACTAACCAAAAATGGAGGGAGATATGGAATACATACAAATGGAGTTCCCCTTTGTGGACGAACTGGAACACGCAACACAACTAGAGTTTAGCTTCGACTATGAGAACACTGATATTTGATCTTGAGTCGGACGGACTCCTCGACAAGACGACGAGGATTCACTGCATCTGTATAGCCGACCTTATGGCGGGGAGGATGTATGAGTTTAATGACCAGCCAGAGGGCCGAGGGATACAGGAGGGTCTGGCGATGTTGCAGAGTGCCGACACAATCGTGGGCCACAACATCGTTGGTTTTGACATCCCTGTTATCCGAAAGCTGTTTCCGAGCTGGTATCCAAAGGGCGTAGTCAGGGATACCATTCTACTGACTAGGCTCATCTGGCCAGACCTGAAGGAGAGAGACTTTGGTAGGCTTAACTCAGCTCCAGACTTCCCCAAGAACCTTATAGGCTCTCACAGTCTGAAGGCTTGGGGATACCGCATCGGGCTTCTCAAAGGTGACTTCAAGGAGAACAACAACTTCGATGAGTGGAGTCAGGAGATGCAGGATTACTGCGTTCAGGATGTTAAGGTGACACTCAAACTTTGGAAGGCTATCGAGCAGAAGAAGTACGCTGAACCTGCTATCGAGCTGGAGCATAAGTTTGGTTCTATCATCGAGCAGCAGGAACGGCATGGCTTCCTTTTAGATCAGCCCAAGGCAATGGAGCTAGTTGCTGACCTGACCACCAAGCGAGCTGAGATTGAGGACAGGCTTCAGAAGGTGTTCCAGCCTGAGGTGGAGACGATGAAGAAAACAAAATGGAACTTCAACGGGGAGATTTACCGAACCAAGGCAGAGGCTACCACAGCAGCTAAGGCTTGGGCCAAGGAGAACAAGACAACTCAGAAAGAGGCTTTGGCAAAGATCGAGAAGGGAGAGCCTCTAAAGAAAAAGATTCCTTTTAACCCCGGAAGCCGTGACCAGATAGCCAAGCGGTTTATGCAGAGGGGCTGGAAGCCAACCGACTTTACTCCTGACGGACGGGCTAGGGTGGATGAGCCTATACTGAAGGAGTTAGCTAAGGACGGCTATGAGGAGGCTGGGCCTCTTCTTGAATACCTAATGATTCAGAAACGGCTAGGCCAGCTTGCTGAAGGCAACGAGGCTTGGCTCAAATTAGTCAAAGCAGATGGGCGTCTGCACGGACGGGTGACAACGAACGGAGCGGTGACGGGCCGTTGCACTCACAGCAAACCAAACCTAGCGCAAGTACCTAACGCTGGCTCGCCGTATGGAAAGGAATGTCGTGAACTGTTCACTGTTGGAGAAGGGAAAAAACTTGTTGGATGCGATGCGAGCGGATTGGAGCTTCGTTGCTTGGCGCACTACATGGCGAGATATGATGGTGGAGCCTATGCCAAAATCTTGCTTGAAGAGGACATCCATACGGCGAACCAAAAGGCCGCTGGGCTTCCGACAAGGGATAACGCCAAGACGTTCATCTACGCCTTCCTATACGGAGCGGGTGACGAAAAGATTGGTAAGATCATTGGTAAAGGACAGGCCGAAGGGAAGAGCATTAAGAAGGAGTTCCTCGATAAGACTCCTGCCCTTAAAAAGCTACGGGAGGCGGTTGAACAGGCCGTAGACGCCCGAGGCTATCTTGTTGGTCTGGATGGAAGGCAGCTTCCTATCCGAAGCTCACACGCCGCCTTGAACACTCTTCTACAGAGTGCAGGGGCGTTGATTATGAAACAGGCTACCGTTCTGCTTAACCGCTATCTGGAAGTTAAGGGATGGAGCTTTGCCCGAGACTATGCACTTGTGGGTCACATCCACGATGAGATGCAGTTAGAGGTAGATGAAGATAAGGCTGACACTGTGGGGCAGTTAGCCGTGAAGGCCATTCAGGATGCAGGACGTTCATTCAACTTCCGGTGTCGCTTGGATGGGGAATACAAGGTGGGCCAGAACTGGTCTGAAACACACTAATGAAAGGAACTGGATGGGAACAACAAGGACAAAACCGCTTACTAAAACTGAGGTGGCTTACTTCGCTGGATATTTTGATGGCGAGGGCTGCGTTAACTTTAATAGGCATTCGCTCACAGTCGCCATCAACTCCTGCTGTCCTCGTTCAATCAAAAGGTTAGATGAGGCTTTTGGAGGAAGAACATCTGACGGTACTTACAAAGACCGACCAAACGCTAGGGACTACTCTCGTTGGATACTATACGGGGAGAAAGCTATACGGTTTTTGCGCCTAATCCGCCCCTACTCCGTTGAGAAACTCCCTCAGATCAAACTAGCCCTCACCTATTACGATACAGAGGACAAAGATGAGAAGGCAGAAATTCGAGCGCAAATAACAGCATTAAAGAGAGTTGATTACTATGCAAAGAACAATACTAATTGATGGCGATATAGTCGCCTACCAACACGCCACACAGGTGGAGACGCCTGTGAACTGGGGAGATGACTTGTGGACACTCCACGCTGACGCTAAAGAAGCCAAGGCTCACTTAGTGAACTGGATCGAGTGGCTCAAGGACAAAACCGAGGGAACCTCTGTAGAGATATTCCTTAGCGACTCTAATAACTTCCGCAAGACTCAGGTGGACTCATCCTACAAGTCCAACCGCGCAGACAAGCGTAAGCCTGTGATCCTTGGCGAGCTTCTCCAGTGGATGCGCGATGAGCTGGGAGCCAAGTCAGTCGATAACCTTGAGGCTGACGATGCGATTGGCATTGCAGCTACCAAGAAGCGCAAGGGTGAGTGTGTGATGGCCTCGATTGATAAGGACTTTGCTACCATCCCCGGACTCCACTTTAACTGGAACACAGATATTGGGGTGTTCGATGTTGAGCCAGAGGATGCTGACTACAACTTCTACCTCCAGTGCCTAACTGGGGACGCTACAGATGGCTATGCAGGATGTCCGGGCATCGGCCCAAAGCGGGCTGCAAAGATACTTGAGGATGCTGAGGATTATTGGTCAGCCATCTTGGTTGCCTACGAGAAAGCAGGGTTTGGTGAGGACTATGCCCTGTCCCAAGCGAGGCTGGCTCGCATCCTTAGGAACACTGACTACAACCATAAGAAGAAAGAAGTCATCCTATGGACTCCAAACTAAAAGTCTACATTTCGGGGCCAATGACAGGCTACCCCGATTGGAACTTCCCGGCTTTCCATAAGAAAGCAGAAGAGTTGCGGGAAGCTGGTTTAGAGCCTGTCAATCCAGCAGAGAACTTTGATGGTCAGACTGACCTTCCAAGAGAACTATACATGAAAACTGACATTGGACAGCTACTACTGTGTGACCGGATCACCTTCCTGCCCGGATGGCAAGGAAGCAGAGGAGCCGCTATAGAAGCTCTAGTTGCTATCGAATGTGGAATTAAACCACTTGAGGATGATTGTTATGAGTGATAATGTGCAAGTTAAGGACTCCGGTAAGCGCGAGGCGTTTGACACGGGCAGCGTTAGGGACACCAGAGAAGGCAAGGGCAGATATGACCTCCTTCCAAGCCATGCCATCTTTTTGGTTGCCCGACAATTTGAGGAAGGAGCCATTAAGTACGGGAATAGGAACTGGGAAAAAGGTCAGCCCCTATCTCGTTATGTGGACTCTGCGCTGCGTCATTTGTTTAAGCATCTCGGCGGTCATACCGATGAGCGACATGACGTAGCCGCTGCGTGGAACTGCCTCGCCTTGCTGGAGACCAAGTATAGAATCGACAAAGGCGATCTACCAAAGGACTTGGATGACATCGTTTGAGGAAGAAGAACAGCCGTTCCCGAGGGTGACTAAGACTCTCCTAAAGGAGCTGGAGACCCGTTTTCCTAGCCAATGTCCCCGTCCAGATGACTCAGAGAGGGAGATTTGGATGGCTGTCGGTAGGCGTCAAGTCGTTGATTTATTGAAAGAAAAGTTTGACGATCAAAATAAAACTGTCTTAACTCACGAATAATTATTGACTAGCCATGTGTTTTTCATCTCCTAAACCACCACCGCCACCTCCTGCTCCTCCGCCCCCGCCCCCTGCTCCTACGCCCACAGCGAAGCGGGTTCAGGCTCCGGGCCGTAGTCGGATGTCTACTTCTTCTACTAAATCTCGGAGGCGTGGACGCTCTGCTTTGCGTATCAACCTAGCTGCCCCTAGCTCTTCTGGGACTGCTGGTTTAAATATCCCAGTGTAGCCTATGTATAACGGCAAGACCGCTAAATCACTCTATAGTGAGTGCGAAACGCTCAGACAGACCTACCTTGAACGGGCTAGGGACTGTGCTGAGTTGACTATCCCTACCCTTGTCCCGCCAGAGGGTCACTCCTACGCCACTAAGTACGAGACTCCCTACCAAGGCATCGGAGCTAGGGGTGTCAACAATCTTGCCTCTAAGCTGTTATTGACACTATTCCCACCTAATTCCCCGTTTTTTCGGCTCAGTGTGGATAGGTACAAGCTGCGAGAGATGGGCGGGGATGATGAATCTAAGACAGAACTAGAGAAGGCTCTGTCCGAAATCGAACGTACAGTCATGCGTGAGGTGGAGACTTCTGCCCTCCGTGTGCCCGTGTTCGAGGCTCTCAAGCACTTGGTGGTCAGTGGCAATGTGCTTGTGTTCACGCCCAAGGAAGGGGGCATCCGTGTGTTCCAGTTGGAGAACTACATCGTTAAGCGTGACCCGTTTGGCAATGTACTCCACATAGCTACCAAGGAAACAATCTCTCCTACTGCCCTGCCTGAAGAGGTAAGGAGCCAGATAAATGTGGAGGCGTTACAGCGTCAGTCAGGCCATAGTGAGCCTACCGTTGAGCTGTATACGGCAGTGTGCCGAGAAGATGATGGCCGCTTCTACGTCTGGCAAGAGGTAGAAGGTAACGCTATCCCCGGCACTGAAGGATATTTTAAGGAAGAAGATAACCCTTACATCGCTCTCAGGTACAGTCGGGTGGACGGTGAGGACTATGGCCGTGGGTTGGTTGAGGAGTACCTTGGAGACCTAAAGAGTCTCGAAGCCCTTACCCAAAGCATTGTCAAGCTGGCGGCAGCATCAGCTAACATCAAAATCTTGGTTGATCCTAATGGAACTACCAAGGCCAAGGCTCTGGCTGAAAGCCCATCTGGGGCATTTGTCTCGGGCCGGAGCAGTGATGTAAGCGTCATGCAGCTTGAAAAGTATGCTGACCTACGGGTTGCCAAGGAGGTGGCTGAGGCCATCGAGCAGAGACTTAGCTTTGCGTTCCTGTTGAATGCTGCCGTGCAGCGGAACGCCGAGCGAGTTACTGCTGAGGAAATCCGGTTCATGGCTCAGGAGCTAGAGTCAGCCCTTGGCGGTGCTTACTCTATCCTGTCCCAAGAGTTCCAGCTTCCTTTAGTCACTCGGATCATGGATCGAATGGCTAAAGAGAAACGCCTTCCAAAGCTGCCTAAGGGTGAGCTGGTTAAGCCAATGATTGTCACGGGTGTAGAAGCCCTTGGCCGTGGCAATGATCTTAATAAGCTGGATATGTTCGTGGCTGGTGTTGGTCAAATCTTTGGCCCTGAAGCCATCCAGCAGTATGTGAATGTTTCTGATTACCTGAACCGCCGAGCCACTTCGCTTGGCATTGATACCGAGGGGCTTATCCGCTCTCAGGAGGATGTTCAGGCGGAAATGCAAGAGCAGCAGCAGCAGATGATGATGGCCCAGATGGCTGAGAAGCTAGGGCCACAGGCTATCCGCTCTGCTACTGAAGTGGGAATGGCCGACCAAGGCGAAGCTCCCGCTGAACCTGAATCTCCTCAGGCTTAATAAAAAGTAAAATGAGGGCTTGAGGGCAACCTAAACAAGAAGGAGAATCATGTCTGACATCGTTGAAGTCCAACCGGAAATACCCGGTGCGGAAGCACCTAATCAACCTACTGCTGACCCAGAAAACGCTGCCACTGTGGAAGCGGCTTCTGAGGAGACAGCAGCCGTTGAATCCTCTGACCGCCCTGAGTGGCTTCCAGAAAAGTTCCAAAGTGCTGAAGATTTAGCCTCAGCCTACAAGGAACTAGAGAGCAAACTAGGGCAACCCAAAGAAGAAGCAGAGACTACCGAAGAGGAAGCTCCCAAGCAGGAGGAGGAAAGTGGTGAGTGGTTTGAAAAGTTTGCTCCATTTACCCAAGAACTCCAAGATCAAGGAGAGCTGACCAAAGAGAGCTACGACAAACTAGCTGAGATGGGCTACCCCAAAGAGCTAGTGGATGGCTACATAGCTGGTCAAGAGGCTCTGAACTCCCGAGAAGAAGCGGCTGTCGTGGACTCCATTGGAGGACAAGAGAACTTTAACTCGATGATTGAGTGGGCCAAGGAGAACGTCCCTGAGGCTGAACTTGATGCCTATAACCGTTCTGTAATGAGCGGGACACAAGCTGACGCTCAGGTAGCTGTGCAGGGAATGTATGCTCGCTACCAAGCTGCCACTGGTGAAGGGTCTGCTCCCAAGCTAATTACAGGCCAGAAGGGTGACGGCAAGGGTAAGGCTATCCGTAGCAACGCTGAGCTGGTGGAGCTAATGGGAGACCCTCGATACCACAGTGACCCTGCATACCGTCAGGATATAGAACGCCGACTAGCGGTGTCTGATATTCTTAATTAACCCAAACAAAGGAGAAAAAATGGACAAACCCGGATATAAAACTACTGAGTTCTGGCTCTCTACGATAGCAGTTCTAATAGGATTGGCCTATGGAAGCGGTGTAATCGCTGAGACCGGAACCTCAGGTATTGAAAAATCAATAGCCTTCGTTGCTAGTGCCTTGGCAGCTCTTGGATACTCCAATTCCAGAGGGGCGGTCAAAGCTGCTGAGATTGAGAAGAAATGATTACAGAACTCCTAGCCGCTCTTCGTGCTGTGCCAAAAATTTTGGAGGCACTGGAGCGGTTAGGGGATATTCAAACAGCCCGTGCTGCTCAACAAAGAAAAGATGAGAAAGATAAAGCTATTATTGATCTTATTGCTGCTGCTCGTGAGCGGAGGCTGCGGCGTGAGCGTGAAGTTGGACGGGTTCAGGGAGATAGCGGAGCAGCACCCGATAGGCATGGAGATGGCAGTGGAATCTGAAGAAGGAGCTGCCTTCGTACAAGCATTAGGTTTTTACATCAATAAACTCGAACAACAAATCGAGTCTCAAAAATAATCCACAAATGGATTGACTTCTATGGTAACTTAATTCTAGTTAACTACTAGGATTACTAAGCAAGGCATATCGAACTGCTAGTTCTGAACGCCCTTCGACCCGTTACGGCGGATAATCGTTGTCTGGAGTCGGCTAAAAGACGATGTGACCAGCAGTAACCAGCTCTGCAAGCGGGTGCTTGTGGACATTTACAACTGAAAAACTGAACAAAGGAAACGAGAATGAGTTCTACTACTCCCTCACGTTTAGGTCAGATCAATGCGTCTGGCTCTAACACCGCCTTGTTCCTGAAACAGTTCGCTGGCGAAGTGCTGACCACGTTTGAAACCGAAAACGTGTTTAAGCCTCTTCATGTCGTGCGTACTATTTCTCAGGGCAAGTCGGCCCAATTCCCTGTAACTGGTGTGGCTTCGGCTGCTTACCACGTTGCGGGTGAGAACATCTTGGACAGCGGCAATAGCTACCTGTCTCAGATCAAAGCTAACGAGAAGGTCATCAACATCGACTCGATGCTTACCGCTAACACCATGATTTATGAGCTGGATGAAGCCATGAATCACTACGATGTCCGCTCTATCTACACGACTGAGTTGGGCCGTGCGTTGGCTAAGAAGCATGACCAAACCGTTGCTCAGGTTGTTGCTCTTGCAGCCCGTGCCTCCGCTACCATCACTGGTGGTAATGGTGGTTCGCAGCTCGATAAGGGTGCTTCTGGTCTGGACACTGGTTCGGAGATTGCTGACGCTATCTACGACGCTGCCGAGCTTCTCGATGAGAAGGATGTTCCGAGCAATGACCGTTTTGCGGTGATGGCTCCAACCGAATACTACCTGCTTGTGCAGCACCTCGCTGCCGTTGGCAATGCTAACGCTGTGGGTAGCTATGTTGAAGGCGAAGTGGTCAAAGTGGCTGGTATGCGTGTTATTGCCAGCAACAACCTGCCTAGCTCCAACATCTCGGCTGAAACTGGTGCAAACAACACCTACGATGGTGACTTCAGCAATACCAAAATCCTCGCCTTCCAAAAGGGTGCGGTTGGTACTGTGAAGCTGCTCGACCTGAAGCTCGAATCTGAGCGGAAGATTGAGTTCCAAGGTAGCTTGTTTGTTGCCCGTTACGCTATGGGTCACGGCATCCTCCGTCCGGAGTGCGCTGTGGAAATCCGTAACGTCTAATTAGCAAGGGGGTTGCAAGTTATCTGGATGGGTTTTCGGGAAGCCCTCATCCCGCTCCTTCCCCAATCTTAGCTTGCAGCCCCCTCTTTTTAGCGTAGTTTATAAAGTTAAAATATGAGTCTTACACTAAGCACTGAACTCGAAGCCGTTAACCAAATGCTGTCTGCGATTGGGGAAGCCCCGATCAACCAGCTAGATACAGCAACTACAGCAGACGCTCGGGTAGCTAAGCAAATCCTTGATGAAGTGAGCAGGGATGTGCAGTCCCGAGGGTGGCACTTCAACACTGAGCCTGAATATACCATCACCAAGGACGGTAACGGCCATATCAACCTACCTGCTACGGCTGTTCGGTTCGACATTAAGACGGAGCTGTATCCGACCTTAGACATTGTTCAGCGCGGGAACAAAATGTATGACCGCAAAGAACATTCATTTGTATTTACACAAGACCTGAAGGGGGAAATTGTCCTTCTTCTTGACTTTACCAACCTTCCCCAACCTGCTCGCAACTACATTACTGTTCGGGCTAGTCGCATTTTCCAAGACCGTGTGGTGGGTTCTCAAGACCTATTGAGGGTGCTGGCGGCTGACGAAGCTACCGCTCTAGCCACTCTAAAGGACTACGATGATGAAACCGCCGATTATACCATCTTTGATAATCTGGACGCCTACAACGTCATCAATCGCTAATGTCCTTAATATCCACCTCCATCCCGAACCTAGTATCTGGTGTTAGTCAGCAAGCTGATGGACTCCGGTATGGTTCTCAATCTGAAGAACAGATCAATGGGTACAGCTCTTTGGTGGAGGGGCTTATTAAACGTCCTCCCCTCAAGCACATCTCTCAGCTTATCTCGGGGAGCGTAGGGGATACCAAAGTCCACACCATTAACAGGGACTTGAACGAGAGGTATGTGGTTATCTTTCAGAACAACTCAGTCAAAGTCTTTGACATTAACGGGACTGAGAAAACTGTAACCACTCCTGACGGGGTAGGATACATAACAACCACTACCCCTAATTCAGACATCAAGTGCCTGACCGTAGCTGACTACACGTTTGTTCTTAATAAGACCAAGACGGTAGCTGTAGGTTCAGCTCAGACAACTACGCAAGGCGAAGAAGCCTCTGTGTTTATTGCTCAGGGTGACTATAACGTAACCTACAGAGTAATCCTAGACGGTACAGAGTATTCTTATACTACCTCTACAAGCGTCACCTCTAGCAGCCAGCCAGAAACTATTGCAACTAATTTAAGAACTCAAATAGGTTCTGGAACTTTTACAGTTACTCAGTTTGGGTCTACGCTTCACATAGTCAAAAATGACGCTGCTGCCTTCACTTGCTCAGTAGAGGACTCAAAAGCTGGAGACTTCATTAAGAACGTCACTGGGTCAGTGCAGAACTTTGCTGACCTCCCTGTTGAGCATAAGCACGGCTACATCATTAAGGTAGTGGGAGACCCTGAAGAGGCTGGAGATGAATACTGGGTTAAGTTTGTAGCTGACGATGGAACCGGAGGCTCAGGTCAGTGGGAGGAAACAGCAGCTCCGGGCATTGATAAGGAGTATGACGCTTCCTTGATGCCTCACCAGCTTGTCCGTAATGCAGACGGGACATTTACCTTTGAGCAAGCTACTTGGGCCTACCGCTTGGTAGGGGATGACGATACTAACCCAGCAGCTTCCTTTGTAGGCAAGAAGATCAAAGATGTATTCTTCTTCAAGAACCGTCTTGGTTTCGTAGCGGATGAGAATGTCATCTTTAGCGAAGCCTCCGAATACTTTAACTTCTGGCGCACTACAGTCACACAACTCCTTGACTCGGACATGATTGATATTGGTACGAGTTCGACCAAGGTTAGCGTGTTGTTTGCTGC